CTTCTAGATTTAGTGCGCGAACTTTACCGAGAGTGATAGTCTCAAATGTTAATGCTCTGCCTATTTCTGTTTGAGCATTTGCAAAAATTTTAACATTGCTAGTGCCATCTACAGCAGAACCAAGAGCTGGCGATAATGTTGCAATTTTAGTTGTTCCATTATATGCAGTGATTGTCGTTGTATTTGGTGAAGAACCAGAACCCGTTCCGCTTATAACTCTTAATACAAAGGATTTATAAAAATCATTTGTTGTACTGGCTACATGAGTTGCTGTGTTTAAATTAATTAATGTTGTAGTATTTCCTGCGCCGATTGTTTGATTTGCAAATGTTGTTACATTATCGAAATCATACTCTAACGCATTTAATAAAATATCGTTTTTATAGTAAACAGAATCTGTATTAAACTGAATGTCTGCGCTGTTTGCACCACCATCATCCCAAATACCAGAAATTAATACATTAGCACCGATGCCTGTTGTAGAAAGCACACGAACTAGAGAATTAGGGTCAGTTCTAAAAAAATATCCTGGTTTTATAATTTCGATAGACTCAATAGATCCAGTAGAAACATTATTAACAACAGCAACTGCTTTTACTGCATCGGGCGAATCTGCTAATCCTTTATGTATTACAACAGGATCGCCAGTTTTATACTTTCTACCAGTTTGTACGACACCAAATCTATTTTTAAACAAACTAATGTTAGAAATTAATGAAACAATTTTCGATTTAAATGTTTTTTCTACATTTGCCTCAGTGTATTTAACAATTAAATTCTCGCCCGCATCAAATAGTCGTGTAACATTTGATACATAAAGTTCTACGAACTCGCGACCTGTTTCTCCATCAACTGTTAATACTGCTTTTTCAATAACACAAGTTGTTCTGGAAGTTTCGCCAACACCGAGTTTCTTTTCAAGCAATTTAATATTAAAATTAGTGTATTCGCTTAACTGAACTTTAAATAGTTTTGCGCTATCAAATGTTTTTGGTATTACAGCGCCAGTAGCGACGTTAAAGGTATTCGCAAATGCAATTTCTACATTGAGAAAATCTCCAGCAGAATTAACTGTAAGAACTTTACGACGCGAATCACCTATACGAATAAATGAATTAGCAGTAATGCCTTTTGATATAAGATTAAATCCATTCGCGCTTACTACGTTTGCAGTAATCGCATTTACAGTTACATTGCCACCGACAACTAAAGAACTTGTATCCGTAAAAGCAAGTCGTATTGCTTGTGGTAATTTCCATTTACCATCAGAGGCTTTTAAAATATCCTCTTTCGGAAAATACACATCGATTTCTTGACGATATAATGTTCTAAACAAAAATTTAAATGAATCAGCAGAACCTTTTTTAGAATAAAAATATTTTGCAGATTTAATTAATTTTTCTGTAGATAACTCAGTTTCTTCTGGAAAATTTGGAATAATTTTAGTTTTAAAATATTTAACAAGATCAGCGCGAGTTGTTTCAACATCCATGTAATCATAAAGATGTTTACCAAGATGTAATGTTTTATTCGATTGCTCCATGTACTCATAGTATTTTTTGAGCAATGTAACAAAATTAGGATGATCTGCTCTTATAAAACCAGGTAACTGGTTTTCGACTACGGTTGAAATGTAATTATTTGCAAACATTAATTAAGTATGCGTGTATCAATTTTAATTGCATTCGCATCATCATCGTCAATAGTAATAATTGAACTGCGTGCAGATTCAAAATTATTTGTCGCTGGTCGAGCAAATAATCGAAGAATTTTAAGTGGATCTTTAATTGAAACTGGGTTAAACTCGTTTAATGTGATTTTACCTAACAAATAATCGATAGTTCCAGCCGAAGGATTTAAAGTAGTTTTAATATTGTTTTTATCGAAAAAGAAACTGCGTAAAATTCCAAATCGATTTTGAATGGTAACACTTAAATCAACAGTTTCGTCAATCTCTCCTTCGTATGTGGTAATAGCTGTTGCAGTTTTATAATTACTACCTGGTTTATCCACTACAATTTGTGTAATTTTTCCATTTACGACTATCGGATATGCATTTGCGCCTACACCGTCACCTTTAATTGTAATTGTTGGTACACTTAAATAACTTCCTGGTGCATCTAAAATTATAATCTTTTCGATTCCAGAGGAAGATCCTGGAGTTTCTTCAAAGAAACATTCGCGAAGAATTCCATCAGAGTCAAACTGTTGAAATCCTGGCGCCGAGTAAATTCTATATGATGAATCTTCGCGTGTAATTGGTGTTCTAAAATTAAGTGTGTAATTTCTCGCAGTTCCGACTTGAGGCACAACTCGTTTTTCAATAACAGCAACAGCATCAGAATAAGAAATCGAGATCTCTGAGTCGTCGATTGTTCGAAGCAATCTAGACAATTTAAATCGACTGTTAAAGTTATCTAACTCAGAATCTTTAAAATTTAAAATTGCCGTACGAACTAAGGATTTAATTGCATCCTTAGAACGAACAGTTTTAGTTGAATCGTAATATACTTCAGCATAAATGTTTAGAAAGTTGTAATCTACGTCTACGAATTCAGGTAATACAGTTACAACTGAAACAGGTTTAATAACATTGTTAATAACATCAAGTTTTTCAGATTCCGTAACCTCAACTCCGAGTGTTGGTTTTGCAGCAATAAATACTTTACCATAGACAGGTGGATCATTTTCTTCACCACCCCAAACATTAACTGCTTCGAAGTATGGATAATTTTTATTAATAAGTGCAACAAGATCGTCTTTCGTAACACCGCGATTGTTTGAAACATAGGCTTTTGGCGCACTAAATCGAATCTTACTTACAGACTCTTGACCAGATCCCCCAGAAGCCGCCACAATCGGAAAAACAATAGAACTTGTAAATCCACCAACTGCATCTATTAAACTAAATGCGTTCGATTTATTTGCTGCAGCGCCATCTGTTTTAATATAGTTAGCGACTACAATATTACCATTTGTTAAACTCTTACCGATTACACCATCGCCGAAGTTAATTTTATATTTGCCATTGCGCGTCTCATCGATGAAATACACAGCAGAGTTAGAAGCGACTGTTGTTGCATCTGTCGCTAATGTAAATCGTTCAGTCTTAAGGCTCGTCGATGATTCTTGTACCAAAACTTCCAAAGATGATGTGTCGATACCAGCATCTGGCAATTCGAATGACTGAGTTGGATTGTTAGTAGAATTATATGTGAATGTATAGGTTAATGGTTGACCTTGGTAAATATACAAATTATCAAAACAAAAACGATTACAAGTTGGATCATAATTAGTTGTTTTCGCTTCTGTGTTCACGAATGTGAACGATACACCATTAAGTGGCGTTGATTGTAATCGAGTAAATCTGGGTAAGGTTAGCGTTGTTTGTGTATTACCTTGCGGGCGAGTAATTTGTAAATTTATCGTCGCTCGCGATGCGACTGAGGATACAGGCGTGTATCCTAGCATTTTGGCATGAGATACCACTGAATCTCGAAGCAACGCAGTATCCAAGAACATTTCATTAGCAATCATGTTGTTATAGAATGCCATATAATGCGTATTGTATGCAAGAATATCTAATAGGGTATTAATACCTGCAGCCTCGAAGTCAAAGTCTGAAAACTCAGACTGGTCTCTGAGGAAATTCTTTAAATTATTTTTAATCTGAGTAAAATCTAACTCAGAAACTACAAGTTTTTGATCAGTGTTTGCCATTAACGGACCTTCTCTAGGAAGAAGTTGATTGTGACTGGTGCTTCGAGATTATTTATGAAGAATCGAATAGTAATATCGTAGCGATTTTGTTCTGGATTTGCCTGCACACGAATCGCATCAATCCCAACACGAGGTTCAAAATTGGCGATTGCATTACTAATTTCAGTTTGAAGAATGTTTGCAGTAATAAATGAGACATCTTCAAACAATAAACCACGAACTCTAGATCCAAAAATAGGTTGAAATGGCTTTTCATACAAATTTGTTAAGATTAAATTACGCAATGCTCCAATAATAGCTGCATTGCCAGTTCGCTTAACCACGTCTTTTGTGACTGGATGCGCTTTAAAATTTAAATCTAAGTCTTTATATGTACGAACTTCAAGTGCCATTTACACACCTATTACACTCTTCTTATATTTAGCAAGGTTTGGCGCAAGGATCCTCTGGAACATTAACGTCAGGATTCTGATCGTCAACACCAGCGCCAACATTACCACTATCAACCGTCCCAGTTCCCTGTCTTGGGAAAGGACCTGCAATATCATCAATATCATCTAATGCTTTGTTAGGAATAATAGATGTATTTGCAGTGATGGGATTATTTGTAAATCCAGGATCGTTATAATCGAAATCGAAATCGTCTAAAATATCAATAAAATCGCTGATGGTTGCATCGCAACCTTGACGTTCTGGGTTAGGAATAAGGATTAAATCCAAATATTCATCGGAATCATTTGCACCACTGTCTTTGCGTTTTTTCTTAGAACATGATAACGAGAATAGTTTAATCATACCTTTAACAAGATTTTTAACCTGATTTAAGACTTGAAGATCTTGTTCGTATATGTTTTTAACATCTTCCTTGACGCTCTTTAATCGATTCTTCGTATCTGTGAGTTTATCAATTAATTGTGCAGGAGTAAGCCCTTTTATCGCCTCATCGCGCAGATCATACTTCAGTTGATCTAGATGCCTTCTGGTTCTGCGTAATAATTCTTGCTGAAATAATGACTGCGCGCAATCGGTCGGTTTAGAGGCACTAGCGGTTTGATAGATGCCATTTGCTCTTCGTACTTGCACAGTCATGCCGTTCAAAAAATTAGAATCACCGCTGATAGTTCCTGGAAGAGTAAACGCATTTACAATACCATCTGGATCAACTAAATCTTCATCTAATCCTAGAAGAGGTGTTTCATTTATAACCTTAAATACTGGATAATTTCCAGTTTTTCTGAGGTAATCATCGACAACAATCTGAGTATCAGTCACCGAAATTACAAAATATTCTTTGTTATCATAATAAATTTTATTATTTGCTTGCAAATGTGTAGTGAACGAAGTACCATTTCCAGTAATCACATTATCTAAACATACAGAATTACAAACAAATCCAGATTTTACTTTAATTGTTAAATCAGTATTGGTCGTGGAAAATGCGGTATTTACATTAAAAGATGTCTCTTTAAAGAAACCTTGTGCACTCGCAGAGGAGTAAAATGGATTGT